TCCGAAGGATTTACACTTGTTTTTATTAAGGAATTCCAGCCGACTGGTACTGAGGCTGACGGCATGGATCCTATCAATTTGACTAAGGCATCTTAACGAAAGGAAAAGAAGAAATGGGCTTTGAAACTTTGGCAACTCTGGAGTGTGATGGTGACCCGATCCAGATCGGAGGTCGCGACAAGCACTCAGGTAAGGAAAATCCGAAGAGCGTGGAAGGCTATTATATGGGCTTTAAGATGACGGAAGGTAAGTTCGGTCCTTCTAAGCTCCATGTCTTTAAGACCAAGAACGGCAATACCGGTGTCTGGGGCAAGACTAACCTCGACAGCCAGCTCCTTCAGGTGAAGCCTGGCACGATGACTCGCGCTACGTTCACTGGCACTGTCCCGTCGAATAAGGGCAACGACATGCTCAAGTTCAAGGTGGAAGTTGATAAGTCGAACACTATTGATGTTGAGGGCGTCGCAACTTCTACGTCGGACGACTTCAATGCGTCAGATGCTAGCGAACCTGAAGAGACGGACTTGAATGACGATAGCAGCACCGACGATACCCTTGTGTCCGAGCCTGTCCGCCGTCCTGCTCAACCTGCGCGTCCTAATCTCTCTAAAGCTCAGGCGTTCCTTGGAGGCGGGCGTAAGGTTGGTTGATTAACTCTTTTTCTGCTTTTTCTTTGCGCTGTCCGCCCGCGACCCGATCGGGATGTTTTATTACAAATCATGATTCATGATACGTGAAACATCCCGATCGGGATTTTTACAGGAGCTACCTTGATTTATCGATGCATAGCCGCACAATGGCTCCAAGCTGAACACCCAAACATTAGACGAGTTTATGAAGGCGAATTTGACGACGCTAAGTTGCTAGAATTAAATAAGAAAAATTATAACATCTACTTTTTACCTAATTATCCCTCTGTTTACCATCCCGGAGAGACTGTCGATGGCTCTAAGATTGATCTTTTTCGTTACGTCTTTGTTGATTACGATCTTAAACGTGGCACTCTTTCTAAGCTACAGTTTGTGTCGAAGCTTAAAGAAGTTGAGGCGCTCCGTCCGACGCTAATCGTAGACTCAGGCAATGGCATACACGCCTACTGGCAGGTGTCAGACTTGGACGCCACGAGCTATCTTAAGCTCCAAAGGCGTCTATGCCGCTATTTCGACGCCGACGAGGCAGTAAGTCAGATCTACCAGCTTATGCGGGCTCCTGGCTTTAACAATGTGAAAGAAAAGGGAAATCCTAAACCTTGCGCAGAACTCTCTTTTGAAGATAGGGTCTATACCTGCGAGCAACTAGACCTCCTCTTACCTCCCCTCACTCCTGAAGACGCGCAACATTGCCAACAGCATTTTGACAAGACTTATAAGATTGGCGACCCCGTCAAAATCAACGACGACATCCCTCCGCGCTTCGGTCGCCTGCTCTCCCGGTGCCAGGAAGTCAAGGACATTTGGTCTGGAAACGTCGAGGACCGAAGCACGGCCGACTATCGATTGGGTCATCTCATGTTCGCCGACGGCTTTAGTCGCGACGAAGCTCTCTCCGTTTTAGTTAATTGCCAGAAGGCATTAGAACGTTCTCCTTCCCACCGCGTGTCTTACGCAACTAATATAGTTGATAAGATCTGGACTTACGAGATCGAGGGTGATAAAGAAACAAAGCCGCTCGCCCGTACTGTCAGAGAGATTCTGAGTAAGGGCACAGAAGGCCTAAAAGGCGTCAGGTTCGCTTGTCACAAGTACATTGACGCTACAGAGCATGGCTTTCGTCTTGGACACGTCATAGGGCTTGTGGCGGGCTCTGGTGTGGGCAAGACGGCCATGGCCTTAAATATGTTCATGGGGTTTGTCCAAAATAACCCCGACTATGATCATCTCTTCATCCCGCTTGAACAGACGGACAACGAGATAGCCGACCGGTGGGCCCGTATGTGCGGCGATCAGACTCATCTACACGATAAAGTTCATGTTTTAAGCAACTATGACGAAGATGGCTCCTTTCGTCATCTCTCTTTTTCGGAGATCAAGGACTACATCCTCCGTATGCAGTCTGAAAATAAGAGAAAGATAGGATGCGTCGTTATAGATCATATCGGAGCCCTGCGCAAGGCGGGAGCTAAGGACGGAGAGAAACAGGACCTCATGGCCATATGCCACGCCATGAAAGCTTTCGCAATAGAAACCAAGACCCTTCTCGTGATGCAAAGCCAGGCGCCTAGGGAGAAAGCAGGCTCAGGTGATTTAGAGCTAGGCAAAGACGCAGCTTACGGCACCGTCTACTTTGAAAGCTATTGTGATTATCTAATCACGATATGGCAGCCCTTGAAACGCTGCTACAGTGACTCCGATTGCCCCGGTGTGACAGCCTATAAGTTCTGTAAGATCAGGCATAAACGAAAGGGAGCGGACAGTATACAGGAAGACGTGTGCTACCGCCTACTTTTTGATCCCGAGACGGAGCTGATGCGCCCTTTGACCTCTAAGGAAGAGGCTGCTTTCGACTTTTTCAACAGTAAGGCGACCAATTTAAGAAAGCTTGACAGGAAAACTGACTTAGTTCCTTATAAATCAACTACTTGGCTTCAAGACGAAGCAGTTATTGACGGCAACTCTTCTTTAGGTTAATATTTTTGTAGGAGGCTGATATGCGACGCAGTATCTTATCTAAGCACATCACAGAAAGCTGTGCCGATCTTTTTCAGTCACTGGATGCTATGGCCTTAGAAGACAAAATCAATACTATTAATCAGATTAGAACATTACTTCATGCGCATTCGCCTATGAAAGATCATCCAATTGATTTAGTGCTGTGGGAGCCTATTGACTCAGTTAAGAAAAATGACTACAACCCCAACTCGGTAGCTCCGACAGAGTTGAAGCTACTCGAAACTTCCATCGTAGAAGACGGCTATACACAGCCCATTGTTACTTGGATATCCGATGGGCACAGGGAGATCGTGGACGGGTTTCACAGAAGCAAGGTGGCTCGGGAGTCTGAGGCAGTCTCCAAAACCCTTATGGGCTACGTCCCTGTGACTACTGTGAGAGACAGACAGCTTAATAAGAGTAACCGCATGGCCTCTACGATCCGGCACAATAGAGCTAGAGGTACGCATAGCATCGACGCTATGTCGGAGATAGTGCTAGAGCTTAAGGCTCGAAATTGGAAAACAGCGAGAATCTGTAAAGAACTGGGGATGGAAGAAGACGAGGTTCTTCGTCTGTGTCAGATCAGCGGTCTATCGGGGCTATTCAGCGATGCTGAGTTTAGCCTGGCGTGGGAGAGCGACACTGCTTCTAACGACGCTGAATTGGATTTTGAGGCAGATTATTCTGCTATTACGCAGAACACTTCAGATACAACGCGAATCTTTCATACGTTCGATAAATGGGAAGCAGTCGGCGCGGGTTTTTTCGCACCGGGTATTAAGGGCCGAGACAAGGAGGACTGCGAACAGGAGTATGGAGTATTTCTGTCAGACAGAGCCGCCTTCGCGGAAGGAATAGAGAAAGTGTTTAGCGAGTGGCCTAATAGCTGTGAGCATAATTTGACAAATGGCTCTATGAATAGAATCGCGTGGATAGGACAAGCCGCCGCCTGTGCCGCTAGAGGACTGCCTTCTGCGTACCGTGGGGGATTTTCCAGTCTTCCTCCAGAAAAGCAGACCGAGGCTAATGAGCTTGCGTTGTCATACCTTAATAAGTGGCTAACAAGCCGCAGTCTCCCCCCGGTGACCATGGAAGAAGCCCTGAGTGATCGCAACTCTGATCTATTCTGAGAGGACACAGAATGATTCGAAAGCTAGACATCACTGTATTGCAAGCTGCTCGAAATCGCATTAACTTAATACTAGATAAAGTACCTCATCCTTTCGTATCTTTGTCCGGAGGGAAAGATAGTACTGTCCTTCTGCATCTAGTTATGGACGAGGCTATTAAAAGAAACAGAAAAGTAGGAGTGTTGATCATTGACTTAGAAGCTCAGTATAAGGACACTGTTTGTAATCTGGAAAAATTGGTAGAAATGTATAAAGATCACATAGACCTTCACTGGGTATGTGCTGAGATTACGCTAAGGAATGCCACGTCCGTGTATGAGCCCAAATGGACCTGTTGGGACTCTGAAAAAAAGGCGATTTGGGTCAGATCGAAGCCTAAGTACGCCAGTGACCTATCTCAGTATGATTTTTACGTTCCGGGCATGGAATTCGAGGAATTCGTACCGCTCTTCGGTGAATGGTACGGCGGCAACGAGCCCTCCTGTGCTATCGTAGGTATCCGCGCAGACGAGTCTCTGAATCGGTACAAGACTGTAGCGGTGTTCAAAAAGACTGGAACGATTGACGGGACGTCATGGACTACGCGGATCGGGAAGAGTAGTTACAATGCTTACCCCATCTACGACTGGAAGGCCTCGGATATCTGGAAATATCACTCAGTATATCCGAACAAACCTCATAATTGCATTTATGACAAGATGCAAATGGCCGGCGTACCGCTGAAAGAGCAGCGTCTCTGCCAGCCATACGGAGATACACAGCGCCGAGGGTTGTGGCTATACAGTGTACTCGAAGCGGATACATGGGCTAAACTCATAAATAGGGTAATAGGAGCTAATTCTTACTCTATTTACGCCAGAGAGCACGGGAATGTTACCGGAGAGGGTAAGATTACTAAGCCCGAAGACATGACATGGGAGCAGTACGCAAAAGTCTTATTGAAAAGTCTCCCCAGAAAGTCGGCAGAGCATTATGCCGCGAGGATTAGACGCTTTTTTGGGGGATGGTCAAAAAGGGGCTACAGCGTCATTCCTGACGAAGTAGACCAAAATGTTGAAAATCTGCATTTTGCCCCCTCTTGGCGCCGCGTAGTCAAGACGCTGCTGAGGAACGATTATTGGTGTAAAGGCCTAGGTTTTTCTCAGCCAAAGTCAGACGCCTATGGTAAATACTTGGCGTTAAAGGGAAAAGTAAGAACAAAGAGCAAGCCTAGGAAATGGGGAGAAAAGAAGAATGAGCGAGCAGTTAGCCACGATAACGACGCTCCAGCAGCTTAAAGAGTTACAAACTCTAATCAGGGATGTCGAATTCATCGCCTACGATACCGAGACCAACGGTGTAGACAAAGAGTCTCATATCATTGGAATGAGTATTGCGACAGACTGCGAAACTGGCTATTACATTGTGACAGCTTACTGGGACGTGCAAGAACAGAAACTCGTTTTTATCGAGACAGTCGACGGTATCAAAGAGTTTCTGGAAGTCCTAAAAACCAAAAAACTCATAATGCATAACGGCCCCTTTGACTGTGCTATGACCTTTAACAACTTCGGCGTGCAACTAATAGACTCTCTGCATACGGACACTATGATTGCCGGACACCTCCTAAACGAGAACCGCCGAAACGGCCTAAAAGAGCTATCTGTCTCTCTCTTCGGAGAAGATTCCAAAAAAGAACAGCTTGAGATGAAAGAGTCGGTCACTAGGAATGGAGGCCAGCTCACGAAAGAGTGTTATGAGCTTTATAAAGGCGATTGGGAGCTGATCGCTAAATACGGCGCTAAGGACGCAATATTGACGATGAAGCTCTTCGGCGTCTTTGTAGAGCAGCTCTTCGAGGAGGGGCTAGACAAGTTCTTTTACGACGATGAGTCTATGCCTCTTCTACGGGGTCCTACCTATGACCTAAATACCACGGGGCTGCGCGTCGACCCGGTGAAGTTACAGCAGCTCAGGGGATCGCTTGAGACGGAATGCATGGAGGCTAAGGCTTTCATCGAAGCAGAGGTCTACGAAGATGTGAGAGAGAAATACCCAGGCACTGGGGAGACTAACCATTTCAATATCAACGCCACTCAACAGCTATCTTGGCTTCTGTTCGACAAATTAGGCAATGAATTTCGGGTGTTAACTAAAGCAGGCCGCGAAATGTGCAGAAAACTTCACATTAAGATCCCCTATGCCCCTAGCGATAAACGAGCTTTTATCGCCGAGATCAAAGCGCGAAAAGGAGAAGTATATGCCAAAGCTTATACTGACTCCAAGGGCAAAAAGCACCGAGAGAAGAAAATCGAGGACTATTGGAAGTATCTGTCGTGCGGTAAAGAATCCTTAACAAAATATTCAAAGAGGTACAAATGGGCCGAGCGCCTACTAGCCTATAAGAAAGCTGACAAGCTTCTGGGCACTTATGTCATAGGCATCCAGGAACGCATGACTGACTACAATGTTATTCGTCCAAGCTTTCTTCAGCACGGCACCACCTCCGGTCGTTACAGTAGCAAAGAGCCTAATTTCCAGAATCTACCAAGAGACGACAAGCGCGTCAAAGCCTGCATCGTATCCCGTCCAGAGAAGGTCTTTGTAGGAGCTGACTATTCTCAGTTAGAGCCTCGCATCTTTGCCTCCTATAGCGGCGATAAACGCTTATTAGAGTGTTTTAAAACAGGCGACGACTTTTATTCAGTCGTAGGAGCCGAAGTGTTCAATATCTCAGGCTGTTCTATGAAGAAAGACGACAAAAACTCATTCGCCAAACGCTACCCAGAACTTAGAAATGCTTCCAAGACTTTTGCCTTAGCCGCCGCCTACGGCACGACAGCCTTTAAGATGGCGCCATCACTAGGTAAAACAACTGACGACGCGCGTGAAATCATTCAAAACTACTTCCACAGCTTCCCCGGTGTCCGAGATAGAATGTTGTTATCTCACCAGATCGTCAAGAAAGAAGGGAGAGTAACTAACCTATATGGGCGCCCGAGGCGTCTGCCAGAAGCGCTAAACATTCCAAAAGACAAGAAACACGAAGACTTAGAATACGATCAGCGTAATATCTTGAACCAGGCGATGAACAGTCCTATTCAAAGCACGGCTGCTTCGATAATGAATAGGGCAGCTATTGCCGTATGCAATGAACGCAGGCGTCTTTCTGAAAGCGATAAACGCTGGAAAGAAGTGAAAGTCGTACTTCAGGTGCACGATGAGCTGGTCCTCGAAGGTCCCGAAGAATTGGGTGACGCTATGTCTATCGTGCTCAAGAACGCCATGGAGAACACTTGCGAACTACCTGGAGTAGCCTTAATAGCAGAGCCCAAGATTGCCTATAACTTAGCGGATCTTAAGTAGAATAAAAAGTTTGACTTAGCATGTTATTTTTGAGATAGTACTTTCAGGAGGCAACAGCATGAAAGTATCTAAAGTGGTTAGGGTCCGCAAACTTAGCGTCGAAAGTTACCGTTTGCTTATTAGTCTAGGTTTTACGGTGATCTTCGTATGATCGGAGTATATGATGTTGTTAAGTTTTCAATGCTGGCAGCGACGATTATTTGGTTAGCAAGGCCATAAGAATGGGTCCAATGCACGCATATACACCAGGTTGTAATTGTAAGAGGTGTCATCTCATCGCTCTAGGTTTTCATCCTTCGGACGCAGACTATTTGATAAGCTTTAGTCCAGACTCTCGTTTACAGAAATTCAGACCTAAGATCGTTGACACAACAAATGTGATTGAAATAGACTTCAAACTTCGTAAAAGGAAGAGTTCAATATGACAACGCTATCATATCATCGTGGCAAGTATAACGTTAAGGCTTTAGAGTACGCCGCCTGGGAAGCAGATATGTCAGCACCAGAGGCCGAAAATCTTCTTCTCTCTATTGGAATTCCAGAAGAAGAAGTTACTATTGCTTTTGGTCTCATCGAAGCCGGCGACATGGACTCCGTGCAATTTGACGCTACTAATCGCGCAGTTATCGACGAAGAGTATGGTGAATTAGACGAGTAAAATCAAAGACTTATAGAAATATTGATTTTACTCGTCTTTTTGTCTTGACAATTTGGGTATAATTTGATACAGTGTCTTTATGAACACTGTTATTCGATTTTTTAAAAAATACTTTCTTCACTGGATTCCGACTCCCCTCCCGAGGGGCATGACTGAATACGAGAAATGGGCTAAAGACCTTATTGACGTATATCAGTTCCCCGATAACGCAAGCGTTCGTTTCATGCTTGCGGCCATAGTTCTTAATACCGGCCAGACTACGGCCTATAAGCCGAAGCGCTACTTCGGGCTTTGTGGTCTGGCTGCTGCTTCAAAAGAAATTGCGCACGGCGTGATGACCCAGCTCAAAGAAGAGCAGCAGGCTAAGGCTGCTGCTGAAGCTGCAGCGCAAAAAGCATCGTTGCAATCTAAACCGGAAGCGACCGTCATCCCTATTACAGGAGCGGCCCCCGGTGCAGATACCCAATCCACAACCCGCGCCTAAGTGCTCGCACTGCGCAGGAAAGACTAAAGTACACGAAAACCTATGTCCTTCGCATCTTCTAGCTCTGCAAAAAGTATGGGACGAAAGACTAGCTAATGCAGGCTTTGAGGATATCGAGCAGCGGGAAGACGGCAATCTCAAATCATGGGCAAGCTCTCACTTCGCGTCGCCGTCTTCCCACAATCCCACAGCATTTCAGGCGAAAGAAGAGTATTACAGGCTGGCAGGGCAGTTCCTTTATGACTACACTTTCGCCTCTCCGCTCGAACGGGCGATTTGGAAATATCATTCAGAGGGTGTTTCTGTCTACAAGATTCCTCAGCTGCTCAAGAAGAAAGGCGTCAAGGTTCCAAAGCGATCTAGAATTCATCAGATAATTCAAAAACTTGCAAACGAAATGACGACAAAGCTTAAATGAATAAATCAGACCTTATAGCCATACGCAACGTAGAACAGGGAGACGTAGCCTTTGTCTTCAACACGTGGCTCAAAGGCCTATACTATGGCGGAGATGCCTTCTTTCGCAAGATACCAAAAGCTATCTTCATGGATGGCTACCACAAAGTGATCGAACGTATCCTCCAGTCCCCCGGTGTAATAGTCAAAGTCGCCTGCTTGAAAGACGACCCAGAAGTTATCACTGGCTACGCCGTTTATCGCCAGGCCGGAGGTGTTACCGTAATAGATTGGGCGTACGTTAAGAAGGAGTGGAGAGGTATTGGCCTTTCTAAAGATCTCCTCCCTCCTGAAGCCTATGCCGCAACGCACCTCACCCGAGCCGGCGAGGCCATCTTAACTAAACTGTATCCTAAAACTATCTTTAACCCATTAATCTGAAAGGAAAATTATGCCCGAACAAAAACCCCGAACTTCTGCTGACGTCCAGACCGACTATAACAATCTTCTTTTCCGAGTAGGCGTTGTTACGCGTGCTATTGCTGAAAAAGAACGCGAGCTTAGACAGTTTGGAGAGGCGCTTGACTCTCTCCAAAAGGAATATAACGACCTGGTGTTAGTCGAACAGAAGGTTGCGGCTGCTAAGGCTGAAGCTGAAAAGGCGTCGGCTACCTCTTCAGAAACTAAGGCGGAGGCGTAAATGAGGCAGGTAGATTACGCCAGACTCCATCAGGCTTTCTTTTGTCCTGAAACGGGCAATCTCGAAGCGACTCTCTCGACGAACAAGTACACCGGTATGACTATGTTCTGGACGTCAGAAGGGCTTGAGGTGCATTATAAGGGCGTTCACTTCATCGTGCCACTCGCCAATATCCAGGGCTGCAAGTTTGCTACGGTTAAGCCTGCTCTCAAACAGGTAAAATGAGCGATCGACGTATCCCAGGGAAAGGCCTCAAAGATGAGAATGGGTTCTACACAAATCCTACTCTCGTCGCGTCTAAAGAACCCTCAGTAGACGCTCTTCTTCGTGACGGTCTCACGGCGTGTCAGTCCATCATGGACACTATTCTGTTGTCTGTCAGAGGCGGTCAGATACCAGAACGTGAGACCGTCATGAATTTGAAGGACCTTATGGGTATCCTTCAAGACATGAAGAAAAAGCAGCTTGACGCCACAAAAGACGCTTCTGACGAAGAGCTAGAAGCCGAATTAGCGCGAAGGAAAACAGAATGACGCGCGAGGAGTGGAAGTTACATTGGCGCGAGACAAGAATTGAAAAACGGGAAAATAGACCTAAGGGCTCTATGTCTTCTAGAGTCCAAGTCAGAGTACTTCGCCTTTTATACAATTACCATTACACCGAGCACCAAGACGCGTTTATTCACCTATTAGCGCGATACAAACACAAAATGCCTAGGGCTTTAGCAGCCCAGAAAACTAAGCGAGTGCATTCTTGGAGACCTGAGGCTAGGCGACGAGCTAAGGAACACATGCGTTCTCTAGTATATAACGTTAATCCGTTTCTTACTCTTATAGGCAAGCCCGACAATTTTTCTGGTCACTATGTCCCAGTGCCCGTCGACTTCGGGAAAAGTGATGAGTAACAAGTTTGGCCTTTTAACAGATACAGATCTCGCCGTAGAGGTCAGTAAGCGCAAAAAGAAGGTCGCTAAACCTCTAGTTCTTGACTCTAGGGCGATCTATCAGAATGCTTTTATTGAAGATCCTTCTCGATACATTGATGCCCAATGCTCTCGCCGTGCGGGTAAATCAACAGGCCTTGGTCTCCGTTTCATCAGGACCATGGAGAAACACCCAAAGTCCCAGTCTCTCTATCTAGCTCTGACACAAGAATCAGCCCGCGACATCATGTGGCCGGTAATGCACGAGCTAAACGATAAGTACGAGATAGGGTTGACTTTTTTAGACTCAAAACTTACGATCACTCATCCGAATGGCGCTAAACTCAAGCTCATGGGCGCCGATCTCAAGAATTTCATTAAGCGCATCAAAGGACGTAAATTTCCCGGTGTAGCCATAGATGAAGCCCAAGACTTCGGCGTCCATCTCCAGTCCCTTATCGACGACGTTCTAACCCCTTCTATTTCCGACTACACCGACGGCTGGCTCGCTGTAACAGGTACGCCAGGCCCGGTGCCGCAAGGCTTCTTCTTTGAGATCACGCGTGAGAAAAAGCACGGTTATTCTCACCATGAATGGACTATCCTAGACAATCCTTTCATGCCAGATCCAGCCGCTTTTATCGCCGATCTCATAAAAAGGCGTCAGTGGCTAGACAACAATCCTACTCTACTCCGAGAGTGGCGTAATCAGTGGGTACTTGATGTTAAGTCTCTATGGGTGCGGTACAATAAAGAAGTTAATGATTACACACAGATACCAGACATTAAGCCAACTAAATATGTCTATATTCTTGGTATCGACGTAGGCTATAAAGATTGTGACGCCTTGGCCCTTCTAGCCTGGTCTGAAAAATCTGCTACTACGTACCTAGTGAAAGAAGTCGTTACCGCTAAGCAAGACATTACTGCCCTAGCTGAGCAGATTAAAGCTCTTCAAAAAGAATATGATATCACGAAGATGATTATGGACGAAGGCGGTCTAGGCAAGAAAGCGGCCGAAGAGATTCGGCGTCGTCACGGACTTCCAATAGAAGCCGCAGAAAAGACTGAAAAGCAGACCAACGTTGAAATCCTTAATGATCATCTAAGGTTAGGGACATTCAAGGCCAAAGCAGATAGCCGCTTCGCCAAAGACTCTTATCTGGTGCAAATTGATTGGGACAAAAGCACCCCCAATAAAATTATCGTTAAAAAACAACCACATAGCGATATTATCGACGCCGTACTCTATGCTTTCAAAGCGAGTCCGGCTTTCTCCTACGAAGCTCCGGTAGAAAAACCTAAATACGGCTCTCCTGCCTGGGCTAAAGCCGAACAAGACCGCATGTTTGAAGAAGCCCAAGCCCATTTCCGAGAACTGGAAGAGCAGCAGAAACGCATGAATGGGATGGAATAATTCTGCTTTTTTACATATATTCTTCTTAATTTTTACGTAATTTCACATAATCGCTGGACAATCGGACATAGTAGGAGCCTCGGATACCCCTATGTCTATGTTACCTTTCCTAAAACCGCGCGCCATTTCTGGAGCGATCGTCGCCACCAAAGTAAGAGCCCCTGATAATCCAGAATCTAAGGCTGCGGAAGATAAGGATAATAGCAACTCTGGGCTGCTCGCCGGCGCGCAAGACCTCCTCCGCGCGCTGCAGGCTGACGACGCCAAAGGGGTATCCGAGGCATTCAAAGCCATGTTCCAGATTCTGGAAAGTCAACCCCACGAGGAAGCCCCTCACACTGAGGAATAACCGCCCATGCCCCTGAAACAATCCGCCAGCAAAGCCGCTTTTAAACAGAATGTGGAAACGGAGATGAAAGCCAATCCCGGCAAAGCCAACAGGGCTCAAAACTTGGCAATTGCGTATAGTGTCCAGCGCAAGAACAAGAAATTCAAAGGCGGCCTTATCAAAGCCGACGCCGGTGAGCCTACTGCCGATTCCATGCAATATTCGAAAGGGGGCCTTGTCCGCGCGGATGCTGGTCGTCCTACGGCTGACTCTATGCAGTACGCCGAGGGCGGTCTCGTCAGAGCCGGCTCTGAGCGCCCTACGGCTGACTCAGGCGAGACGCACCTGTGCACGCCTTCCTGCTATGTACCCGGTGGTCACGCTCACGACGAACTGATTCGTGGCGACGCTGGGCGGCCCACCGCTGATTCCATGGAGCGCACGAACAGCTATGCCGAGGGCGGCATGGTGAGAGAGATGCCAGAAGGCGAAGAGCTTCGTGCTGGTTCTACGTCGGTTTATGACTCTCTCCGTCACCGCAAACGGTTTGCAGCAGGTGGCCGTGTAGATGACCTCGACGACTCTGACGTTGAACACGGAAACGTCGAAGATGACCTTAGCTACAACGCTCTCGGCAAAAAAGTCTATGATAATGACCAGTTAGAGGGACAACCTGACAGCTCCAATGAGCATGGTGGCCCGGCTGAGGAAGATGAAGAAGATGACAGTATCGTCGCTAAGATTCGTAAACGTGGCCTCAAGAAAATCGGCAGCGGTGAAGGGACGCACGACTAATGGCTACCACAATCGCTAACTTTAACCACGAGTATCTGTTCAATACGCTCGACACGTTCAATTACACGATTCAGACGGCCGGCACTCATCGAGTCGCTGTAAAGTTAACAGATATTAACACTCTCAACGGTATTCAGATCGTACTCAAAAATAACAGCTCGACGCTCGCGACGCTCGGTAGCGGCATCACGGGTAACGAATTGAACGCGTCAGCCGTCGTTAATTGCGCAGTGAATGACGTGATTGGTGTGGTCGTGACGTCGTCTACGGCCTCCGACGCCGGGCCAAACCAGTTCAAAGGCTTCATTACCGTCACTCGCATTGGAGCCTAACGTGGAGATTAAGAGCCTTAAGGACTTCGACAGTTTGGTGACTCTCTGCCGAAAGCGCGGCATTCACACGATGACCGTGGGCTCTATCACCTTTACGCTCCTCCCAGAGGCCCCTAAATCGCCCTATAAACGACGAAAGGCAGGTTCCGAGACCCCTACCAGCAAGGACCCCTTTGAGCTTGCCCTAGCCGAAGCCAAGAGCCGTGCAACGAGGGCTAAAGAAGGACTTACTGCTTCCCTCACTCAAAGCATTCCCACTCAACCCGAAGCCCCCACCGGCGAAGCGCCTGATGACCTCGCGATGCTACTCTGGAGCGCAGGCGGGTCCGGGGATGTGTAAACACTCGGTGAACTGTGAAAGTAACAAACGTACAGCCGAATAAGACAATTACCTTCAAGACTTCGGCTAACAACAAAGTTGGCTCTCCTAAGCAATATCAGTGGTGGCTAGCAAAAGATGCAAGCCAGCGCTGTTCAGAGGTTCTCGGCACCGCCGACTACCTCCGCACGAACCAGGGCTATCGTTATCGCCAAGCAGCTATCTATGCGCGCTTGTATGGCAACATGTCATTATTTTCATTCATCGGCTCCAACATGAGCAAGATGGACCAGATGACAGGCCTGCCGACTGACAGGCCGACTTTCAACATTATCCAAAGCGCTGTCGACACCCTCGTCTCTCGCATCTCTCAGTCACGCCCAGCCCCGGTGTTCCTCACTGACAACGGAGACTACAAAGAACGTAATCTTGCGAAAAAACTCAATAATTTCATACTTGGCGAATTCTATCAAACGAAGATGTACGATAAAGCGGCCCTCATCCTACGAGACGCGCTCGTCGAAGGCACCGGCGTCCTCAAGATCTATCGCGGAGCTGATGATAAAGTTGCCGTTGATCGATTACTCCTTACCGAACTCCTCATTGATCCAAACGAAGGCGTTTACGGCGACCGCTCTCCGCGCCAGATATACCAATTAAAGTTGGTAGACCGACGAGTACTCATTAACGATAGCCCCGCTTCAGCCAAAAAAGACATCGAGCTGGCTGAGCGTGCCACTATTGATAACTCCGCCGACTCTTCCAAGTCCATTTCCGACTTAGTCCTTGTCGTCGAGGGCTGGCATCTCCCTTCTGGCAAAGGAGCTAAAGACGGCAAACATATCGTCGCCTGCTCCTCCGGCATTATCTTTGAGGAAGACTATGACAAAGACAAATTCCCCTTTGTTTTCCTTCACTACAGTCCCCGACTACTTGGGTTCTGGGCACAGGGTATCGCTGAGCAGCTCATGGGAACTCAACTGGAGATTAACTCCCTGCTGTTCACGATCTCGAGGGCCATTAAACTTGTGGGCGTTCCCCGAGTGTTCGTTGAAGCGGGCTCTAAAGTCAATCCTGCAGCGTTTAACAACGACATCGGAGTCGTAGTGCCCTATATCGGCACTAAGCCGATCTTCGAAGTCGCCCCCTGTGTCCCGGAAGAACTCTATGCACAACTGCAGCGCCTCATCCAGTACGGCTTCCAGCAATGTGGTGTGTCTAACATGCAGGCGTCGGGCGAGAAGCCGGCGGGACTCAATTCGGGCGAAGCTCAACGCGTTTATGATGACATTGCTAGCGATCGGTTTAATTCACTTTCTCGTAGGTATGACAATCTCTTTGTGGATGCTGCATATCTCGTCGTCGATTGCGCCAAAGACATCTGCGAAGACACCGGGGAGTATCAGACGGTTTACCCTGGGAAGGACGGAACTAAAACAATAGATCTACCCAACGCCAAGCTACTCCAAGATCCCTTTGTAATTCAATGCTTTAACATGTCTTCGCTACCCCGCGATCCTGCAGGGCGCATGCAGAAGGTCACGGAGATGATCCAAGCGGGCATGATTACAATCCGCGAAGGACGCAGGCTCCTTGATTATCCGGACCTTCAGCAGCAGGAAAAGCTCGCTAACGCCTCTGAAGAGCGTATTTACAAGTACCTCGATGAGATTGTAGAAGAAGGCGTCTACACCGGGCCCGACGGCTTCATGGATCTAACGCTCGCGAAAGAGCTGGTCGTTCAGTATTATAATCTCTATGTTCCCGCTAAGTTAGAAGAAGAGCGGGCACAAATGTTAAGAGATTTTTACGACCAAACTTTGGACTTTATCAACCAGGCATCGGCAGGAATGGTACCTCCACCTCCAGGAGCGCAAGGGCCTACGCAAGCCCCTCCCCAAGCTCAGCCGGTGCCCCAACCTCAATCACCGTTAGTGCCTAACGCTAACATGGGAGCTGCGTAATGGCCTTCAATCGCTGGACTAATAACTGGAGCATCCCGGAAGCGCCTGATTCTTTCGTCACACCGGCGAAGAAGGTTCTTCCCTACACGGTGACTGTCATAGGCGGATCTGAGGAAGTCAAGGCCTGGCGCAAAGAACAGGCGCTACTTGCCGAAGCTCGTGCTATCGCCACTCAGAAGGCTTTCGCTATTCGCCGCGCCACTGCGATCAAGATGATTGAGGAGCAGTCTCACGACCTCAAGTTCACGAAAGAAGAGCGAGAGGAGATGCGTCTTAAAAACGTTATGGCTGAAGGGGATGTAAAAAATAATCCTGCAATTCCAAATGGTTATACTGACGATCGTGTGAAACAGATCGTCGAGCAGACGAAGGCGCCCACTATCAATATCGTCGCTACGACGCCTTCCATCCCCCCGGTGCAGGACGGCTTTAAAGCCAAGATCGGACACTGGGCGGCTAAGATTTGGAAAAACGCTTTCCCTGATTAATCACAGCGTTAGCACGAGGATGACCGGAGGAGTTGCGCACAGTTTACTCCGGTCATCAAGATAACAGGAGGGCGTCCTGCTAATCGCCTAACTAGTAGTAATTAAAAGACTTTATATAACCTCGCAAGGAACGATTATGTCATTCAATGTCACGCCCAAAGCTGGGCCCTCTATTCCCTTCATCGAAAAACCCGCCGGTACTTCAGACGCCGCCAGAGCTTCTAGGGAACGCGCTATTAACGCGTTTATGGGAGGTAGACAGGATAGCACCCAGCCTGCCAATCAGCAGCCCCCGCAGCCTCAGGATGCGTTTGACGTGGCTTTGGCTAAGGCTAACGCGGCCGCCCAAGCTAACGCCGAAAATAGCCTTCCGGCGCCCGAAACCCCCGCTCCGACTGGACAAACTGACACCGGTGGGACAGCCGCGACTAGTCAACCCGCCAAAGTAGAGAGTGAGACGCCTTTGTCTCAGCATTACGCTACACTGGCGCGTAAGGAACAAGCCCTACGTGCAGAAGTGAAGCGGCTGAACGCAGAGCGAGCGGCCTTTAAAGCCGAACGCGAAGCAGCAAAAGCGCCTCAAGCGAGCGCCAGCACCCCTGCCGCTCCCGCCACTGAGCCGCCGTCGAGCATCGCGAGGGATCGCCTGCTTAACGACCCGGTGAGCGTTTTCGAAGAACTCGGTCTTTCAGCCGAAGAACTTGCAAATCGACTCCTCAACCATCAGCCTGTCGATAATCGACTCACGTCGTATATCGGAAAGCTCGAGGAGAAGATTGCTAAACTGGAAGCGAGTCAGGACGAAACCCGCAAAGCTTACGAACAGAATCAGTCACAATCCTACGAGCAAGCCGTCAAAGCTATCGACGCGGAGGCCAGGCGCCTGGTGTATACCGACCCTGAATTTGCGACGATTAAAGCTACCGGGCAGCACGGAGAAGTGACTAATCTTATTAAGGAAGTCTTTGAAAAAGGGCTGGAAGGCCAGTATGAAGCTGGCACTCTTCTCACGGTCGAAGAGGCAGCCCGATTAGTTGAAGACGAATTGGTTCAGCAATGGGTCGAACAGCACGAAAAACTCTCTAAGCTGGAAAAGATCCAAAAGCGTCTGCAACCAAAAGCACCAGCACCGGTCGCCGAGCAAGGCACTCCTGCACAAGGACAGTCCCAGCAGCAACCTGGACAGATTAAAACTCTAAGCAATTCACTCCCCACTAGTGGAAAGAAGCTCTCTGCTAGGGAGCGTGCGATTGCCGTATTTCAAGGGCAGAAGGTCTCTTAAAAGAGGTCATAAATACTTGTTTTGACTTCTTAAAGTAGATCATAAGCCTAAACCAATAACAAATGCCGATGCGACAGGGTTCCTGAAAACGGAATCATTCGCACCGGTGTATAGAAAGGAACAGTATGAGTCCCTCAGCTGTTTATGCCAATAGTACCAACCAGTTGGCGTCTTTGAAAGAATTGTACAAAGACGACAAAGAATACATGCAGGATCTAGTCTACAAAGAGAATCCTGCTTTCGCGCTTGTTCCGAAAGACGAGTCTACCGACGGGTTTGCCGGTAAATACATCCCGGTCCCACTCGAATACGGTAATCCGCAGGGACGTTCGCACACGTTCAGCAATGCTCAGAACCAGCAGACTGCTGCCTCTCTGGCGTCGTTCTTCGTGTACGTTATCTCTGACTACCAGCTCGTCACGATCACGAACCTCCTGATGGAGCAGACGAAGACCAACGCCGGTGCGTTCGTCGACGCTGCGAAACTCCAGATGGATGGCGGCTTCCGCTCGATCACGAACAACATCGCATTTGAATTGTTCGCCGACGGTACCTCCAATCGTGGTAACACGACCTCTGCCTCGACGCAGAATGGCACGGTCGCCAGTGGAACGGTGCTCCCGCTCGCTAACGCGCAGCAGATTGTCAACTTCGAAGTTGGCATGACGATTTGCGCTTCTAGCTCGGCTGGTGGCGCTCCTACGAGCGATTACGTCACCATTACGCAGGTCAACCGGGCGACCGGTGTGATCACCGGCACGGCTTCGACCGGTTCGCTCGACGCTAAGTGGGCGATCGGAGCTGGTTCTGCGTACCTTTCGGTGCTCGGTGACCTCCCGTCGGGTGGTGCGTCTTCGACGACCTCCTTCAACGCTCTTACGGGCTTTAGCGCCTGGATCCCGAGCGTTGCGGCCGGTGTGTCGGCTACGACCTTCTGGGGTGTTGACCGAACCGCTGATCCGACCCGTCTCGGCGGCCTCCGCTACGACGCTAGCTCCTACACGATCGAAGAAGGCATGACCAATGCGCTTGCCTTCGGCGCTCGCGAAGGTGCGAAATTTGACTTGGCGATTATGGACTTCGCGTCCTATGCCGCTCTCGTCAACGCGCTCGGAGCCAAGGTCCAGTATGTTCAGGTTAAGCACGACGAAGTCGAAGTCGCTTTCGAAGGTATCACTTTCCAGAGCGCCTACGGCCGCGTCACGGTGCTTGCTGACCGTTCGTGTCCTCCGACGACCTGCTTCCTCCTCACGATGAATACGTGGAAGCTGAAGTCGCTCGGTAAGATCCCGCACATCCTCACGTACGGCATGGAAGGTCTCGAAGGCCTGCGTGTCGGAACGGCGGATGCGCTCGAGATTCGTATTGGCTATTACGGGAACCTTATTTGTAGGGCCCCGGGCTGGAATATGAACGTGACTCTGTCACAGTAAGCTAAAATCATTAGATTTTTTAGGCGAGGGTCGAAAGCCCTCGCCTTTTTTATTTTTATTCTTGACGTCCCGGTGTACCTGATTCAATATCATCCATATGACTTCGAGTTGGCAATGACCTACGCGAAGGACATAAAAGGGTACAGACGGTTTCCCTTAAACTACAATGACTTAATGGATGGAGGTCCTTATGGTTAAAGTAACGGAAGAGATGCTGGCGGAACTGGTTAAACTAGAAGCTGAGATCAAGGCGGCGGCTAAACGCGTCGACGAGATTAAGGCAGCCTGTAAAGAGAAGGGCACCTTCTCAACGGTGCATTACGTGGTGGTCGTGTCTGAGGTGCATCAGACACGGCTTGAGGGCCTTGAGAAGGTGGCTGCGGTCGTGGGACGTGAGACTTTGGAAGGGGCTGGATTGATTAAGGAAATTAGCTTTCAGACGGTTAAAGTGCAGGCGAAAGGAGTCTGACGAAAAAGTTGTTGACTCCACCCCTGGTGTTTGCGATACTGGTTTCAGGAGGATACGAAAATGTACAAGAGCATGGGTGAGCAGATGGAAGACAAGATTCAGGCGCTGCAGGCGGAGAAAGGCCTCTCTCGGAAGGACGCGGCTCACACTATCTTGGACAGCAAGGAAGGCTGGTATACGCAAACACCGGAAGGCGAGTATCTCACGGAAGTGATTTATATCGAAGCTGGAAAAGAACAGAATTGACTTTCGGCACTCATAGTGATAATATGAGTGCTAGGTACTGACGGGAAAATGAGGCGAGCCTGAAACACGGCGAAGACCCTCAGGGAAGGCGGGATACCAATAAGAGCGACGTGAGGTTTCGAGCGTGAGTCGGCAACCCCCGAGAATAACAACTGCGAGCCGACAAGATGACGCTTTCCTCCCTTTATCCTCACGAGCCAATCGTCCCGCCTTCCTCGTCAGTACCACATTTTTAAGGAGGATTTTTTGCTATGAAGGCTACAATAATCGCAGTATTGTTATCTCTCTTCTCCGCGTCAGCGAATGCTGGAGGACTTACGCCGCTCCAGTCTTTTGGGATGTTCGGCTACCGTCCTTATCTACCGGTGACCGGGCCAGGACCGTTTACTAACCTAGGCGACGGTGACGGCGCGACGACCAATGCTATGGCTCATATCGGCTGGTCTCTGGCGATCCCGCTTTTAGGCGAAAAGATTGGAGGAACGAAGGGCAAGTGGATAGCCGGACTGTCATGGATTGCTTTGTCTATAGCGCAGGAATGGCTGTTTCACGCGCCTGCGAATCCCGATCCACATTATCCGGCAGAAGTCAGAACAGACCTAATAACTCGAATTGTACCGACGATCTGCATCCTGGCGTGGTGATTTATGCGTCAAATAATTATATTTGGCAACTATCCCTTGACAACAAGTAATGGATAATTTAAATGGAATTAATAGTAGTAAAACGAACATCGCCGCAACTATTGGAGGAAATGAAAAGACACTATTCTCAGCCTAAAGGTTTTGTTGGCAGGAATATTTGCTATGCCGTTTATCACGATGGACATTGTTATGGACATATCGTAGGCGGCTCAGCGACAAGGTTTCTACCTGGGAGGGATGATATGTTAGGAATTGAAGCAAAAACAATTTTAAATCAAATAGTTAACAACATCTTTTTTCATGTAGAACCTAAAGATGGTAAATATCCCATAAGAAATTTTACAACGAGAGTAATTGAATTGTTTGAAAAAACCATAGTCAAAGACTGGGAAGACAAGTACGGCGATAAGGTGCTCGCATTTGAAACCCTTATAGAATTGCCAAGGAGTGGGGAATGTTATCGCCGAGCAGGTTGGGTAAAAGCAGGACAAACTAAAGGGTATACCTGCAAACGTATTGCTGGGAAAGGAACCGATAATTGGAGCGGGAAACGAGTTTGGGACACAGAGAATTTACGACCTAAAACTGTATTTATCAAAAAGGTGGTTAATTATGATTGTAAAAATGAAACAATTTCTATGTAAAATATTTGGGCATAACGTCCAATATGGGTGGCCACTCGATAAAATCATAGGTTTTTATTGTAAAAGATGTGGCAAGAGAGACCTCCCTTATAGCGTAGGGAATAGAGTAGGCCCTTGAAAAAACAAAGATTTCTTAGGTTGCTTTCGCAAGCTTCCCAACCCCGGAACTTCAACTAATCTTCCTATTCCCATAATTTCTTGTCCAATTATTGGAGACTCTGATATGAGAAAAAAACTTGCAGCAGAATATATTAGCGGAAAAGGCATTGAAATAGGAGGATTAAACGCGCCTTTATCTGTGCCGGAAGGCGTTATTGTGACATTCGTAGATCTTGCTCCCTTCGAGGAGATCGTTAAAGCAAATCCAGAAGTCGAGGTCGTGGCTAAGCCTGAGATCATCGATAACGCAGAAACTCTCGAAAAGTTTGACGATGCCTCTCAAGATTTTGTCATTGCAAATCATGTGCTCGAACATATGGAAAATCCGATCAAGGCTTTTTATAATTGGATGCGAGTGCTCAAGCCCGGAGGCGTCATTTATGCTGCTATTCCAGAAAAAACTCATACTTTCGACCGCAATCGCCCGGTGACGAGACTCACGCATATTATTGAAGATTGGCTGTGCGGTCCTGACAGGAGTTTGAGAGAGCATTATGTGGATTGGTACATGAATTCCGAGCTTGAGGGGGTAACTGGCGAAGAACTTAAACGTAAAGTAGAGGCATCAATGGCGTCGCGCAATAACATACACTTTCATGTGTGGGATAAACTAGCGATTGAAAACATGTTCAAATTCTTCAAAGCTAATATTCCTGAGATTGAAAGCTATGAACTGTTCGACAATGGAGCCGAAGTGATTGCGATTACGAGGAAAAAGGCATGATATATGCCATTAGTCTTTGCCATATGGAGCCTGCGATCATAGCGGCATCGCTTATGCAGATGAAACGCACTTGCGGAATTTACGAAGATTGGTATCAGCATTGGCTGGTTGATCATCATTGGCCTGTTGATCCTAAAACTTGGCGCAATTGTCTGGACTCGATAAGTCGTATGCTAGGTACTGAGTGCTGGCCTATTGTGCCTTATAAGAATCTAGGCGGAACAGAGGGTATGAATTGGGCTATCGGGCATATTAAGCCAGGCCCCGCTGATTACATCTTATGGTATGACCCCGACAGCTGGCCGGTGACTCCCAACTGGCTTCCCGCTATGATCAACGTAATGAACTCTGATCCTACTATCGCTACTCTATCCCTTTGGGCACCTCACGAAATGAGCGGGCAGACAGATTGGACGGAAGAGACTATCGCTGGTCATAAAGTGAGGTTCTTTCCTACTCATTCTGAAGCCTTCTCGGTGACAATGTGGCGCGCCTCTTTCGCGCTCCCGCGTATTAATGCCGAATTTGAATATTACGGCGCTATCGAGACCTGCGCTTATCGCAAGGCGATAGAATCTGGTATGCGTTGCGCGTGGTTAGCTGACTTTAAAGAAATAGCTTGCCCTATTCCCCATCCTAAGGTGTATACTGATTGGAAAGAAGCCCATTGCAATAGGACATTTCTGGGCAACTTCGATGAGTACTATAAACTTTATGGAGACAAATCATGATCAACAAAAAAGTGATTTCTAAACTTAGACCCTGCAAAGACCGTTTTGATAATTATGTTAAGTTCTACGGAGATAGAACTTTCACGAAACGACAATTCATGGAACTTAAAAGTATAACGCAGGGCGATAAACTCTGGGTCGCTTTTAGGTTAATGCCTAAAGAAAACATAGCTTTAGCTGCAGCAGATATCGCTGAAAGTGTACTTCATATCTTTAAAGCTAAATACCCTAACGATAAACGACCAAGACTAGCAATAGAAGCAGCACGTAAAGGCGATGAAGACGCCGACCACGCCGCCGCCTACGCCGCCGCCGCCGCCGCCTATGCCGCCTACGCCGCCGCCGCCGCCGACGCCGCCGCCTACGCCGCCTACGCCGCCGCCGCCGCCGACGCCGCCGCCTACGCCGCCGTCCGCGTTGTTAAAGACCGAACGAAACAAGAAAAGCTAATCAGAACCATCGTTTTGAAGTATTGGAGATGACATATGAATAAATCTTTTACTTTCGCAGACATCAGTCAAGAGATGCCGGAAGGCGAAGACTGGAACGACACTGGGGTAGTAATTTTACGCAGCTTTCTTCCTTCTGGTCTCATTGACCGCTATTGTGCTGTTCGAGAGCAGCTTAATCGTCCAGGTGGATGGGAGTCAGCAACTCCATATATGGAAGTTCCTGTCTTAAAAGACATCGGCCTTTATCCCCCTCTTATGCGCACACTATCCTCTCTAGTCGGAGAGGATATGGGGATGCACCTTAATCTCACCGGGTGGGTGTCTACGGAGCGCAATTTCCATCAAGACACCTATCTCAACCCTCCCCACGTTGGCGATGGATACGCCGCTGTGTGGATGGCGCTTGACGATATTCATCCCGACTCAGGCCCTTTCCAATACGTCCCAGGCTCCCATAAGTGGCCTGCTATCATGAGAGACAAGCTTCTATCGTATTATCCGCCTGAGATGGCGGCTAATGGAGCGTGGCCTAGACTAACGCAAGACGAAGTCGCCCGGTGTATGGAGGAAGAACTCGCACGCCGAGGCGGCGAGATTGTCACCCACCTCCCAAAGAGAGGAGATGTCCTAATTTGGCACGGCAGGCTTATGCATAGAGGCTCTGAGCCCAAGGTGCCAGGGATGCTCCGAAAGTCGCTCATATGTCATTATAGTGCGTTATCGAAGCGTTTAGACATGCCGGTGAGAGCTGAACACACGCCGGGATGCTGGTACTTCGTACTGCCTGGGGGAGTGAAGGTATGATACGCGTCTATTGCAATTTCCCCAACGTTAACGACGGTACCTCCTTCTACCGTGGAGCAGGTCCTTTGACAAGCCTGCAACGTCAAGGAAAAGTCGAGCTTATCACAGCGCCTGATCTCGACTGGCCAGTCCTAAAATACGCTGATATTCTATTCTTCCAACGCCCAGGCGGTGAAGAACAAGTAAAAGTCATAGAGAAAGCTAAAAGGGCTGGAAAGCGCGTATGGATTGATTATGACGATCTTCTTACTCAAATGCCCGATTCAAATCCTACAATTAGCATTTATGGCCTTCCAGAGGTCAAAAATTCAATTTTCAGGTGTTTGGAACTTGCGGACATCGTCTCAGTGTCCACACAAGCACTCGCAGATGCTTGGGCAGCCAATATTAACGGAAAATGCGTAGTAATTCCGAATGCTTGGGATGACGATCTTTTTCCTCATCCAGTCATTGATTTCGGCAAAAGTGCTTGCTCGAAAAGACTTCTTTGGAGAGGATCGCGCACGCATGACGAAGATCTCCTTAGCGTCATGATGTCACTCGAACACATCGCAAGAAATGAGTCTACTGCCGAATGGTATTTCCTAGGCGATCCGTTTTGGATGGTACTTCGCACTATCCGACGCCATCGTAACATTAACATTAAAGGCTTTTCAGATATTATTGAGTATTTTCACACACTTAAGACAACCTATCCCGACTTGATGCTCGTCCCGCTCGATAACAACCCATTTAATAAAGCTAAATCCAATATTGCGTGGCTCGAGGCTACGTGGGCCGGAGGACTGACAATAGCGCCTGACTGGCCCGAATGGCAAAAGCCCGGTGTCCTGAACTATACCAATAACTTTAAAGATCTCGTAAAAGCTGTAATACGTAATGAAATTGATAGCTTAAAGCTCCACGCTGAGTCCTGGAGTTATATTCAAGATAACCTCCTATTGTCTAAGGTAAATCAACTTAGGCTGGACATACTGACAATGTAGGAGCCAGAGATGTCCTCGGGCCCCGGCCCGTTAGGCTAAACCCCTCGGTTTAACGGTGAGATACCGAGGGGTTGTAACCGAGGATATCAAATTGGCTAACAGGAACTACCCCTCTCAGAAAATGTTCGGAATGCACCTCCTCCCGGTGCGACTGGACGCTCAAGTAACTATCGCAGGAACCGCTGGCGCCCCCACTATCGCAAACGGCGTGGGCATTAAGTCTATTACGCGTCTCGCTGCTGGTACCTATCAAGTCCAGCTCAGCGACAACTACTACCAGTTCCTTACGCTCCGAGGCTCCTTCGGCTCTCCCGTGACCGGGGGCACCGTCAATATGGGGTCGCTGAATACGGGCACTGTCTATCAGATCGTTACGCTTGGTACGTCCACTCAGGCTAACTGGGTGACGGCTGGCGTGCCTTCAGGTATCACCGCCGCCCCTGGTGTGATCTTTAAAGCGGCCGCTGCTGGTACTGGTAGCGGAACGGTGAAAGCACTCGGTACTTCTGGTTGCACTAACATTGAGCTAATTGGAACGCCTTCGACGATGATGCAGAATCAGCCGTTTCAAGCCGGAAGTGGTGGATACGTCAATTTCCAGTGTCTCGCTCCGACCAATAGCTCTACGACCACGCCGGTTGCGACTGATCCGGCTGGCGGAAGCACGATCTATCTTGAAATCTGGTGCAATAACTCAAGCGTTCAATAAGTTCTTTTAGTTTCACCAAGTTGCCCCTCTTGGGGTCGAGGGGCTAGGCGTCCGATAAGTTCGACCTAGCCCCTTTTATTTAGGACTAAAATGGCAGTTCCTTCGATTCCTCAAAACTTCTGGGTAACTCAGGGAAACGGCGTAGCCTTCGCCCAATGGGGGATTGTCCCCGGTGCGACAGGCTACGTGCTTCAGCGCAGTACAGACCAGATTAATTATACGACGGTCGCTACTCTTACGACGGCGCTAGAGTACAAAGATACAAGCGTAACTATTGGAACTCCTTATTATTATCAGGTCTACGCGACAAACAGCAGTGGTAATGGGCTTCCTACTATTCCTCAGGCTGTCGTTCCCACCACCTCCGGCGAGATGTGCCTAGGAGAGCTTAGGACGAGGGCCCAACAACGCGCTGACCGACTCAATTCGAACTTCCTTACTCTTCCCGAATGGAATTCCAACATAAATCAAAGTCTCTTCGAGCTTTACGACTTACTCATTGATGTTTACGAGGATTATTATCTCGAAGCGCCGGCACAATTCACTACGAACGGCAATAGCCAGCAATATCCCCTTCCCGACGGTGTAACTACCTACACGAATTCATTCACTAACCAGACTTTCACGCCCAGGCCTTTCTATAAGCTTTGGGGCGTTGATCTCGCTGCAGCGACCTCTCCCACTGGGTGGGTGACCATCTCCAAATACGTGCCGCTTGACCGCAATAAATACTTTTATCCCAATACGCAGTCGACGATCTACGGCGTATTTAACATGCAATATCGCCTACTTGGGCAGAATATCACTTTCATTCCTATCCCTAGTGGCCAGCAATATATTCGCCTTTGGTACTTCCCGAGGATGGACATGCTGCTATCTGACTCCGATATCACGACGCAAGGCATCTCAGGTTGGATTGAATACGTGATCGTAGACGCTGCAATCAAGGCGCTTACGAAAGAGGAAAGCGATACAACTAAATTGATCGCAGACAAAGAAGCCCTCCGTCAACGCATCATGGCAGGCGCCAAAAATAGAGACGCGGGAAGGCCGGACACAATCCAAGACAGCCGGTATAGTGCCGGTTTGGGAGGCGTAAATGGGCCGGGCTGGACGCCTGGGGCGGGTTGGTAATGGCGCAGCTCCCACTTATTCAGACTGCCGACCGGGTTCTGAGCCAGCTGCAAACACGCTGGAAAGCGCTCCTTGACCCGGTGATCGCAGAGCCTCTCGTGGGAGGCTCTCTGCTCACTGGGGTGGTGCTGGCGTCAGGAGCTAACACGATCAACCATAAGCTAGGCCAGACGCCCGTGGGCTGGTTCTTAGTCGATAATAACGCCAATGTGACAGTCTACCGCTCACAGCCCTTCAATGATTTAACTTTAACTTTAACCTCAAGTGGAGCAGCGACGGTGTCGCTGTACGTGTTCTGATGCCTATTAATAGCCCAAACATGAATCTCCCGGTACCTATCGTGGGCACCGACACAGGCCCCACTTGGGCGACACTTATTGATCAATGTCTAGCGATCATCGACGCCCATACTCACGCCCCAGGCTCCGGCGTTCCGATCACTCCGTCAGCGATTAACATCAGCTCTGACCTCTCTTTTAACGGCAATAACGCAACCAGCTTAAGGACAGCGCGAATGTCCGCGCAGAGTTCTTCGATCCCTTCTACTTCTCCAGACATATCCTGCCTTTACTCAGTCAGCGGTGAGCTTTATTGGAACGATAGTGCGGGCAATATCGTGCCGATCACGAATAATGGAAACGTCAACGCCGGCGCCGGTTCTATCACTAATCTCCCTTTCTCCGGTGCGGCGGCGTTTAACTCAAGTACCGGCGCTTATGTATGGCAAGCTACTTCTACTCCTACGCCAGCATTCATGGACAACGCCGGCATTATTCTGAGATACAACAGCTCTACGCCTTCGCCGAGCGGCAATTATGTTTTTCTCACGCCGTCTTCGGCTCTATCATCTCAAATTACTTTAACAATTCCTAGCACTTATCCTGGATATAATCACGGTTTTTGGTCTACGGCAACTAATGGTACTACTTCTTACGTCTATCCAGATTCGGTCTCCGGTGCGGGGAGCACGCTGGACATCAACGGCTTTTCTCTGGAAGTAGCAGCCGGAGGCATAAATACTACACAACTCGCTAACAACGCCGTCATTGCGGCTAAAATAGCCAATAACACGATTACAGGCACGCAAATTGCTCCAAGTATTAATCTCCCCGGCAACACAGTACAAGAAAACGGAAAAAATATAGTTGTTTCAAATACTAATGCTTCAAGTAGCCTGTGCATCGTGCGCGGCTATTGCGATGGCGTTCATAATCCAGGAAGCGGCACGAGCTATGGCGAAGGTTGGACAGTCTCAGTCGTAAGCCCTGGTGAGTTCACTATTACCTTCACTACTCCTTTCGCCAGCGCTCCGGCTTTTACGGCTAGCGCAGCTCCGTCCAATAGTTTGGGGTCTAATACTGGCTCCAACGTGACAAACATCTCCACTAGTTCGGCGGGCGTCACCACTCTGGCTGGCGGAAGTCCCTTCACTTATCCTTTTTCTTTCATCGCAATAGGTCCAAGATAGTGGCGCTTATTAAACAGCCGATAGACATAAGATTTACTCAAAGTCTTGAAACTAAACAAGATCCTTGGCAGATCCCTATCGGCAAGTTCCTGTCTCTGGTGAATTCAGTATTTACCACCGGAGGTCGTCTCAGTAAGCGCAATGGTTATGCGCAGCTTCCTTCACCGACGGCTGCGGCTTCTTACGCCACCACTTTCCAAAATGCCCTAACAGCTATCGGCCCCAGTGCGTTTGAATCTTATGATAGCAAAGCACAAACTTGGCGCATGATCAATTCTTCGTTCACCCCAACGAGTCTATCTACTCTGCCGGCGATTAGAAACGCTTTAAATCAAAGTCAGGCGGATATCGCACAATCGACTAACGGACTGCTTTGTATCGCCTATACAGAGACTGGAGGTGCCTCTACCGCGCACAAATATGTCGTCATAGATTCTGACACCGGACAGACGGTCCTTGCTCCTGCGGCTCTTCCAAATGCTAATGCGACCTACGGCACCCCCCGGTGTTTCTTTCTGGCTGGATACTTCATTGTTCTATACACGACTCATCCTAGCGCTTATAACCTTAGCTTTATTGCTATAAATATTAGTACTTTATCTGTAAGCGCGTCCACTACTTTTGCGACTTCCGTCCAACCTTCAACTAATGTTTCATTCGACGGTGTGGTTGTAGATAACACTCTTTATGTAGCATGGTCTACGGCAAGTGCAGTGAAGATCGCTGCGATGACGAGTAATCTTGCCCCCGGTATTGCTTCAACGATCGATAATAGTACTTCAGCCACTCAGATCAATCTCTGTGCCGATTATACAGTGCCTTATATATGGGTGACTTATTGCACGAATAATAGTTCAAGCTTTAATGACATCTATGTCGCGGCTATGAGCGCGTCGCTTGGCACTCCTATTCAAGCACCTAATCTTGTTATTAATTCGGCCGCCGTGTCTAACGTGGCTTCTGTTGTCACTGTTGGGGGGCAATCAACGAGCACTGTCACTGTCTATTACGAACTCCCGGTGACTTATACTTATGATACAAACGTCAATACTAACCACATAAAGAAAATCACCTCAACGATTTTAGGGGGAGTGGGGTCACCGCAGGAAGTAGTGTGGTCAGTAGGATTGGCCTCAAAGCCATTTATCATGAACGGAGTTGTTTATTTTCTCGCCGCCTATCAAAATGCGTTTGCTCCGAATTCCTCCTATCAAAATAACGGTAATTACCAGCCGACGTATTTTCTGATTAACGCCAGTCTATCGACCAATATCTCCCCGGTGATCGTGGCAAAGCTTGCGTATGGAAACGGAGGTGGGTATGTTACGACTGCTCTTCCTAACACTGTCGTTTCTGGTACTTCTGTCTATATTCCTTATCTTTTCAAAGATTTAATATCGGCTGTCAACAAAGGAACAAACTTAAGCGCCGGGACTCAGGTTGCCGGCATCTACAGTCAGACCGGCGTCAATGTCGTTACGGTTGATTTTGAGCCCTCGGTAACATCTGTTGAGATAGGCAATAACTTGAACGTGGCCGGAGGATACATAGCTGCGTATGATGGTCAGCAAGTTGTGGAGCAAAGTTTCCATCTCTGGCCAGACAATATAGAAAATTCAGCCACGGCTTCCTCGGGGGGCCATCTGGGCGCCTATGTCTACTGGTATCAAGTGACCTATGAATGGACGGACAACCAAGGGAATGTCTTTAGGTCCGCTCCGTCTATCCCTATCAGCGTAGATTTGAGTGGGTCAGGTACTAGCACAAACACCGTTACTCTTAAAATACCGACACTTAGGTTGACTGCGAAAACCACCACCCCGGTGAATATTGTCGTATACCGCTGGAGCACGAATCAGCAGAATTATTATCAGACTACGTCGATCTCTTCGCCGTTACAGAACGACATGACAGTGAATTATGTCACTTTTGTAGACACCAACGCCGACGCTACGATCTTAGGCAATAACCTGCTTTATACGACCGGTGGCGTGGTGGAGAACATTGGTCCTCCTGCTTTCTCTAGTGTATTTCTCTTTGACGACAGAATGTGGGGGATCGACGCCGAAGACGGCAACCTGCTTTGGAATTCAAAGCAGGTGATTGAAGCGACACCTGTTGAGTTTTCAGACCTACTAACGACCTATGTTGCCCCTTCCACCGGTGCCCAAGGCCCTACCGGTAAGCTCACTTGCGGCTTCCCGATGGACGATAAAGCGATTTTGTTTAAGAAAACCGCGATTTCCTATATCAACGGAACTGGACCGGATAACACCGGGGCAAACTCGCAGTATAGCCAGCCTATTTTCATTACGTCAGTTGTCGGATGCTCAAATCAAAATTCTATCGTGTTCACGCCTAATGGCCTCATGTTTGAATTCCAGTCAGAGTCGGGGAATCAAATCTGGCTTTTGGGAAGAGATTTGTCGACGAGATTCATAGGCGCGCCAGTTTCAACTTATACTCAAAACGCCACAGTCCTAAGCGCCGTCAATATTCCCGGCGCTAACCATGTGCGCTTTACGCTCAGCTCTGGTTACACGATTTTCTATGATTACTTCTACGACCAGTGGGGCACATTCATCGTGGGAGGTACAATCGCCAATTCCCTCACTGCGCCGGCGTCGAGTACCCTTTGGAATGGCCTTCATACGTTCATAAATGCGCAAGGCGCGGTTTATCAGGAAGCGCCGGGCATTTACGTTGACGGCTCCGTGCCTGTGCTTATGAGCTTCCAGACGGGTTGGCTTAATCTTGCTGGTTTACAAGGCTATGAGCGCCTTTATTGGATGCTTTTCCTAGGGAATTATCTTACGCCGTTCAAGTTAGCCATAAGCCTCGGCTATAACTATAATCAAGCGCCTGAGCAGCAAGTAGTTATCGCACCGGATAACTACAACCCTAATTACGGGGATTATCCAGGCTTCTACGGAGCTGAAACGCCCTATGGTGGCAATGAACAGCCTTTCACGGCGCGGGTGTTCAACAACTTCCAGCGGTGTCAAGCATTTCAGATCACGGCGCAAGAAATCTACGATCCGTCGTTCGGAGTTGCCCCTGGTGCTGGTCTTACACTCTCTGGTCTAACGCCTATTGTAGGCATTAAGAAGGGCTACAGGCCGTCGCCGGCTTCGAAGAGCTTTGGATAATCGGACACTTGGGAAGCCTATTATCCGCATAATAGTGTATTTACAGTAAAAAGGCCAATAAAATCAATGGGTTTTTTTGATACAATCGGAAATGTGCTAGGCTTCGGCGGTAATGGTGGGCCGGCTGGCGGACAAGGCGTTAATTATCAGCCAGGCCTCGCGCCAGTCCTTCAACTCACTAACGCTAATCAAATTAATCAAGCAAATCAAGGTGTTAATAACGCACTTGCTCAGCAACAGGCTTTTGTTAACGCCGTCAATGGCGCAAACGGCATCGGCAACCTTTCTTCGGTGTATGGACAGCTTCAAGGCGTAGCAAATGGCACCGGTCCTAATCCCGCTCAGGCCATGCTCGCCCAAGCGACTGGTGCCAACGTCGCTAATCAAGCGGCGCTTATGGCTGGCCAGCGCGGCGCAGGAGCTAATCCTGCTTTGATCGCTCGTCAGGCGGCCCAAGCCGGTGCCGGCGTTCAGCAGAATGCAGCGGGGCAGGCGGCGACGCTTCAGGCTAATCAATCTTTAAATGCTTTAGGACAACTCGGCGGAATCGCTGGCTTGCAAGCTGGCATGCAGCAAGGCGCGTTGAGCGGTCTCAATCAATATGCTTTAGCTGGACAGGGACAACAACTTAACGCCGGGCAAGGTCTTAACCAGACTAATTTAGCCCAGCAGCAGGGTGTCAACACGATCAATGCCGGTTTGGCGGGGCAGACCCAGAAGCTTCAAGGGCAACTCATAGGCGGCGCTTTGAGTGGCCTTTCTGGTGGTCTCAGTAGCCTCGCTGGCGGAGGCGGTGGAGCTGCGTCAGGAGGTCCTGGCGCTATCGGCGGTGGAGGAGCGGCGTCTACTATGTTCGCAGGCGCTACGGGCGGGAAAGTCTCTGACACTGGGATTGGATCGAATCCAGTGATCGGTCCTCGCTCTATGCTGGGCAAGCACCTCACGATGTCTCAAGGTGGAAAAGTCCCTGCCCTCCTTTCCCCCGGTGAAAAATATCTCGATCCTAAACAGGCTAAAGAAGTCGCCTCAGGCAAAAAGAGTATCTCTGAGACAGGTAAGACTATCCCCGGTAAAGCCAAAGTCAAAGGTGATAGCCTTAAGAATGACACCGTGAAAGCTAAGCTCGACGCCGGTGGAGTCGTTGTTAAGCGCTCGGTGATGAATTCTCCTGATGTCGTAGACAAAGCACATGCATTTGTCTCTGCAGTTATGGCCCAACATGGCGGAATGAAACGCAAATGAAGATGGACTTAAAGAAGTTCCGTAAGGTGTACGAGGATGGCGGTACAACCGTCATGCAGCATCCTCGTGGGCATAGCATCGTTTTGTCTCATAGCGAGCTATCGCCTGAGCACGTCGAAGGCCTTCGCAAGCTCTCTATGGCGCCCAAAGAGAAGAAAATGTCCGAAGGTGGCGGCTTGGCAATGCTCCGCAAGAAGAAAGAGGGTAACGCCAATCCTAAGCTCTCGGCTTCTAAGCAGGAAGCACCTAAGGAAGACAAGCCTGTCGAAGCCTCTCCGGTGAAAATGGCGGATGGCGGAGAAGTGGCGGATAACAAGTCCATTATGACAGCGGCTGATGAGGCGCCTGTACAGAATCAGCTCGTGCCGGCTCAAGTCGAAGCTACGCCAACTCCTGCAGATGTCGGCGTCAATGAGATCCCCCAGTCTCAAATCGCTTCAGACATCGCAGGAGCCACTGAGAACGCGCCGCAAGCGCCGACCGCTACTCCCCCCTCAACCGATGCCCAGTCGCCTAATACAGCGCCTCCTGATGCGTCTAATGCGAATCCGTACGCTGCTGGCATGAACGCCCTTCAGCAGGGAATGGAACAATACGGAGCTGGCGCCACGGCTGAAGCTAAGGCTGTCGGTGAACTTGGGCAGAAGCAAGCCGCGCAGCGCGATCAGGCAATTCAGCAACGCGCCGAGCTTGAAAAGACTAATCAACACAATCTTGACTGGATTACTAAAGAATATCAAGATGTTACGCATGACATTAGGAATAACCTGATCGACCCTAAGCATTACCTCGGTGAAATGGGTGCTGGCGGTAAAGTCGCGACGGCGATCGGGCTGTTCTTGGGCGGTATTGGTTCAGGTATCACCGGGCAATCAAATCCGGCCATGGACTTCCTAAATAAGCAGATTGATAGGGATATTGAAGCTCAGAAGGCGAATCTTGGCGCTCGCGAGAATCTTCTCGGCGCTGCGTTTAAGCAATTCGGCAATATGCACGACGCCACACAGTTCACGCGCATGGTGCTTGAGAGCAATATCACTGATCAGATCGCTAAACAGGCAGATCTAGCGCAGTCACCGATTGCTAAAGCCAAGGCGCAGATGATCATTGGCCAGATGCAGGCTAGTCATGCGCAAGAAATAGGCCAAATGGCGCTTAGGCGTTCCGTTATGGAGCATATGGGCGGCGACAATGTCCCAGGTCAGATCCAAGGCTATCGCATGCTCGGCATGGAGCCTATGGCTAAGGATTTGGAAGCCCGCTACATCCCCGGTGTCGGTGTCGCGCAAGTGCCAGCACCACAAGAAGTCAGAGACAGACTCACCGGGATGCAGACGTTTCAGGAGAAGGCGCAGAAGCTTCAGGAGTTTGCGAAGAAACACGCCGGCACAGTGCTTGATCGCGCTACTGTGAACGAAGGCAAGACACTTGCTGCAGACGCCTCAGCCGCTTACCGTCAGGCCACGCACGGCGGTGTTTACAAGGCAGGCGAGCAGGAATTCATCAATCATATCATACCTGAAGATCCGACTGCCTTTCTAAACCCTGTACGCGTGCAGTCTAGACTTAAGGCTATTCAAGATTCTGTCCGCAGCGACCAGAACGTCCTGCACAAGAACCTAGGCCTCCCCCCGGTACAGGCTTCAGCGGCTTCCAATCCGCACGAAGGAAAAATCCTTATTCAAAAAGGCACAGGAAAGCGATTTATCCTAAAGAATGGCGTTCCGGTGCCTTATGGCAGATAATGGAATTCCAGAGGGCTTTGAACTAGCCGAAGATCAGCCCTTCACCCACATCCCAGGTGAAGATGCGCCTATGCCGAAGGCCGGCGATCCCGACTATGACTCAGGACAAGCGACTCCAATTGGGTCACCGGTTGACCTGATTGCGGGCGGAATTGGGTCATCAATCGGTAAAGGCTTAGCAGAAGGCGCAGGCGCGGTGCTCGGCAACGAGGTTGGTGCTATCGGCGCTGACGTTGCTGCCCCTGGTGTTCTGCAGAAAGTCACTACGACTCTCGGGATCAATGAGTCTGCAACACCTCAGGAAGCTATCTCTTTGATTAATAAGGGTTTTGATTCTGGTCTTATTACTCAGAACGAAGCTAACAGAGCTATCGCGGCCTTGCAGAATAAAATTCAAGCGCGCGCCGGACGTGTAGGCTACGCCGACGGCGGTGTAATATCAAGTGTTCCCGAAGGGTTTGAATTAGCGCCTGAAAACCAATCTACAGTTGTTAATCAAGCTCCAGCGCAAACCGACGGAATCCCTGAAGGCTTTGAGCTAGAGGAAGATAAGTTTGGGACACCGGGGCAGCAGCTCATGACGGCAGCCGAAGGTGCTGCGCAAGGACTCGTCGGTCCTCTGGCGCCTTATGCTGAGACTAAACTCGGCCTTACGACGCCAGAAGAGATCCGAGGCCGCGAAGAAGCCAATCCTTGGACGCATGGACTATCAGAAGCCGCCGGTCTTGTAGGCGGTGCAGTGGCAGGCACAGGCGTGGGTGGCGCGCTTGGGAAGGTCGGAGAGGCAGTCGGTGCTATAGGCCCGGCCGGTAAAGTCGCTAATGCTGCTCTCCGTGGTGCAGCTGAAAATGCTGTCTTCCAAGGCTTGGATGAAGTATCTAAAACTATTAAGGAAAATCCTGAACAATCAGTACAAACAGCGATTGCTAACATCGGCATGGCGGCGGTGATCGGCGGAGGACTGAGCGGCGCTTTCGGAGCTGTGCCCGATCTGTGGAAAGCACAGGTTGGAGGTAAAGTCGGTCAGTTAGTGTCAGACTTCCAGGGTCGCTGGAAGTTCAATGTAGAAAATCCCGACGCTGCAGCGGCGATGACTGATGAACTTACGCAACTACATGGAGTTACAAGTAATTTAGCTGACGAGGTATATGGACCCAATGGCATTAAGTCAAAAGCGATTCAAGCCGCAGTTCCTGAGATGCACGAAGGGATCGCAGAGCAGGTACAAGGCTTCTCGGATAAGATCCAAAAGAACATCGAGAAGATGAAGGCTGATCAATATAGCTACCCGCCTAGGCTCGCCACAAAGCTAGAGAACGACTACAACGCTTATCTCAATACCGTCACACGCCCTGGTGCCACACCCGGTGAAATTTTCGACGCCACTCAGGACCTAAAGCAGGTCGCTCAGAGTTACGCTAAGTATGACAAGTTTGTTAAACCTACTGACGAAGCTTATGACTTTGTCAGAGACACCAAAAGCCTTGCTCACGACTTGCGCACCGGGCTTGAGGATAGGGAAGTATGGGGAAAGGCAGCAGACCTTCAGCAGAAGATCAATAAAGGTTTTTCTGAGTATTTACCTACACTTAAAGACTTTCAGAAAAAGTTCATGACGGAAGTCAACGGCGAACGCGTGATTGATTCCACCAAGATCAATACCTACCTCAATCAAGTCGGAAAGCCTAATGCCGAGATTAAACAGCAAGTGCTTGAGAACTTCCTTGATGCTTCTGATAGGTACAGAAAGATCATCGGCGACGCTCATAGAAGTGTCGGAGCTGAGGCTCCAGAGCTAGCTACACCGCTTTCAGTCACTCGCAGCACTTTAGGAGAAAAAACACCGGGGGCGAAGCTTGCGGATTATGTCTACAAGCAAGGAGCGGCTAAGGTAGCGGGACAGGCGCTAGGAGCTGGGATTGGTTCAGGAGTCGGGCACGCGGTTGGAGCCGGCGGAATTGGCGCTTTGGTAGGCAGCCATGCCTTAGGTCCTTTTTTCAGCTCAGTGCTTCCTGCTATCACCGAGGGATTGTCAAGGCGAGCTGTTAACTCCTCAGCTGCAAAAAGTGCCGTCGATTTTGCGATGGCCGTAGCAAAAGGCGAAAGCGCTCTAAACCGCGCCGTAGGCCATGTCTTTGACGTAAGCGAAAAGGAACTCCCCTCACACCTCACTTCCCCCGGCGAAGACGCCAGGGCGAAGCTCGATAAGCGTTTAATCGCTCTTCAGACTGACCAAAAGCCGCTCATGGCCGTAGGCGGGCATCTCGGACACTATATGCCTGACCACGCAGGCGGTCTGTCGTCTACAATTGCTAATAATGTCACATATTTAAACTCCATTCGCCCAAATCAAGCGCCTAAAGCACCTCTCGACGGCAAGCTCCCGGTGCCAGCCGCCAAGCAAGCCGCCTACAACCGCGCGTTAGACATCGCTCAGAAGCCTTTAACGGTCCTAGGAGCCGTTAAGACGGGGCGGCTGACCTCTCAGGACGTCCAAACGTTTAAAACGCTTTATCCGGCCTTATATGCGCGCACAACGCAAAAACTCTTTGATCAGATGACTGAAGCCAAGGCTAAAGGCGCGATCATCCCTTATCAGACGCGCATTGCCCTCTCTCGCTTCATGGGGCAGCCGCTTGACTCAAGCCTCATCCCTCAAGCAGTCCTGGCCGCTCAGCCCACGCCCCAGATGGCACAGCCGCAGACAGCGACTCAACCTGCCTCTAAGCCCAAGCGCTCAGTGTCGGCGCTCGATAAACTCCCTGGTGAGTATGAAACGACAAGCCAGGCGCGCAATTCCCGTGCCAATAAGAAGTAATATGGACGATTTGACACTTAGATACCGGTCTAAGGCCACAAGCCTTTACCTCATGAGGGAGACTTTCTAGAATGTCCAAAAAGAACAATATCTTAGCGTATACGATTATTAGCGGCGCCAGCATGCACGACGCTGCTACAATCACATCCACCGTTACGAATATTCAATACCTAGACGATGTCGGCATTCAGTTTGATTGGACAAGCTCTCCGACCGGCACCTTCCAAGTTGAGGTAAGCGCGAATTACGCCGCCGATATCAATGGAAATGTAACAAATGCAGGTACTTGGACGCCTTTGACATTTACCTACTGGAACGGGAGCGCTAACGTCACTGCGACGTCCATTCCTACTTCTGTAGGTTCTCCTATTTATCTTGATTTGGCACTTCTCTCTGCGCCTTGGATTCGAGCGCAATACACGAACTCTGCGAGCACCGGGACATTGACAGCCGTGATCACTGCGAAGGCGGTGAGCTAACATGGCGCTCTACGTCAGATACGTCCCCCCGGTGCTTGGCGGAGGAGGGGGCTCGAGCCTCACGATAGGTACTTTCGACAGCGAAGGTACGCCGGCAGCTAATGCCTTAACGATCTCTGCCGGACAACTAATCGCCCAAAGTGCATCAGCCACTGTACCCGGCATGATTAACACCGGGGCGCAGACTATTGCGGGAGCTAAGACCTTTAATGGCCCAGTGCTCGCTGAGGTTTTTGCGCTCGGGACGACTGGAAACGCAGCCACCGGAACTATTACTCTCACAAATACTTCCACTACCGTCCAAGTGTTTAGCAGCGGAAGCGGCAGCGCTACCTGTGTTCTCCCTGACGCTACGACTCTTGCTGCTGGCTGGGTGTATGAGCTGAACAACAACGCCTCAGGCAACATTACGGTGCAAGCGAATGGCGGAACGACCCTCGCCGTGATGCCTGCCGGCAGTTATCTACGCTTGATTCTCCTTAGCGCTTCTTTCTCCGCTGGTCAGTGGGATCTGCATTGGCTCATTCCTACCAACAATCGTTGGGGTACATCTGGATTGGTTGTATTCCCCACTACGAGCGGCACTATTCCCTCACAGCGTGGCGTTCTAACCGTAGGACAAGACGGCGGAAGTCAAGTGTTTTCGATGATTGGCGGGTCATCGGCTACATTTCCGTACTGGGATTTCACTATTTCAAACGACGGGAATAGTACTCTCACTCTAGATAATCCTCATACCAACACAGTAGCTACGACGTGGCACGCGCAAGGCACGGTTGGCATGGGAATTATAGCCAATTCATCTGGTCCCAAGCTCACTATTGTAGGGCAGCCTAACGCGGGCACTCTTATTCTCAGAAACAACGTCACCGGCCCTGCTGCTTTGCTGTCGTGCCAAGATACGAGCACTAATGTTCTGGCTCAAATCGATAACGCAGGCAATTTTCAAGCGCCTTCCGTAAACCTGACAGGCAGCTCGTCCGGTACGGTGTCCATCCTTCCCCAAGCAGCGGCGGGGACTTACAACTTCAATCTTCCTATTACTGCGGGAAGCTCGGGGCAGGTATTGACTTCTGCTGGCGGCGGATCGTCTGCGATGACATGGAGTTCTGGGTCATCTATCGCTATCACCTCTTTGACCGGAGATGTGACAGGAACCGGCCCCGGTGCTACTGCAACGACTGTCGCGCAAATTCAAGGCACTGCGGTATCTGGTACTACGGGCACCGGAAACGTGGTGTTCGCCTCTTCCCCCACGATTACTACGCCCACACTCTCCGGCAATGTCTCGATCAGTGGCAACCTGACAATGGGCAGCGCCGCTGCGCAGATTTTGAACTCAGCGCAGTCTAGCTACCTGAAACTGATTGGTGGAACTACGGTTGGCACCGATCCCGCGCTGTCTTTGTATGGCTCCTCTCACGCCAATGCCGGGCTTGCGACGCTTGACTCAAATGACATCAAGCTCCGCTCTGTTAGCGGCACTACGCGATTGGAAGTGAATTCGAGCGGAACAACAATTAGTTCACTTTCTACTGCGGGTCCGGTCATCACTAGCGGTGCAGGTCTTCTTTCATCAGAAGCATCACTTGCGGCAAGTCGGGGAGGAACCGGAGGCGATTCATCTGCTCAATCCGGTATCGCTCAGGTTTCATCCGGAACCTGGTCCTATTCAAACACGATCGCATCGGCCGCCACGTTTTCTTACGCAGGCACAGCGAGCACCCCCGGCCTCGTCATAACTGGCGCTCCATATGCCGGAACTAATGCCAATAGCTTCCCCCAGCTTGCTGCGATCACCTCTGGGGCATCGGCTGGAACCTCCTGGTCCACCGCCGGAACTCTGATCGGTGGAAATGCCGCGAGCGGATTTACCGGTAACCTTCTTGATCTGAAGGTAAACGGGACGACTCAGGCGCAGATATCATACGGAGGTGCCCTCACTGGCCTCACGAGTGTCTACGCGACCGGCTATAACGTCGGATCGAACGGGTACGACGGAAACGCCAACAATACGACTGTCATCCTTGGGGCATCCCGAACCTTCACTACCAATGCGATGGTGAAGATCGCGAATGAGACCAATAACACCAGCAGCGGCAACGGGGCTCTAACTGGTGTTACCGTTACCCCTACATTCGCAAGCACAGCGGCATCAACTACCAGCGTAACCCATGCTTTCGAAATAAAGCCAACATACAACTTCACTGGGACTGGAACGCTAACACCGGCTATCACGGATCTCTTCATCAACGGAACTGAGACCGCAATAGGAAGCGGAACGCATTTACTAGTCGATGCACAGGTCGGAGGTTCCAGCAAGTTCAGCGTGGACAACACTGGCAGGGTCTTGGCTTCCGCAACTCAGGTAGCTGGAAACGGCGGGCATCTCGGGCAGTTCGTTTGTGGAACCAGCACGCTGTCAGTCGCTAACGGTGCGAGTGACTCCTCTACGACGGTCGCCACTTACCCGCAGGGGCTACTGATTATTGGAGATAGCACTAATGGCTACGGTGCTGTCATCGCCGTTATGTCTGCGACTACAACTGTTGTCAGCGACCCCAGCGGCAAGTATTCCAACTCAGATGGCGCGGCGAACAAGATTAGCGTCTCAATAGCAAGCAATAGCGCGGGCACCATCAAAATCAATAATCAGCTCCCTGGCGGACTAAACTGCACTTTCCGAATGACCTTCATCGGGGGCGGTAATGCTATTAACTAAAGGGCTATCAATAGCACAAATATCTACACTAGCGTGTGGATCAGAGTTGGATAACTCCAACAACAGAAAGGAACTAACGTGACTGTAAATGATTTGATCGCTCTTCTTCAGGCCTCGGGTATTGATGGAACTGGACCTGTGGTTTTTAAAGACCAGGCTGGAAATACTTGTGTGCCGCATATTACTAACTTCGGACCGGTGCAGCATCTCAGTCCTGCACAACCGACTGACCCTGCTTATGTGCAGATTCAGCTAGAAAACAGCTAACGATTGGCCCCGGTGATATCATGAGAAATAATCAGTTTAATGTTTTAAACGGAGCTGTGACTGGTGATATCACCGGGGCGACTATCGACACGGGCCAGGTGTTTAACGCCAGCTTTCATGCCTACTTTAGCGCTTCGTGCGGAGGTACCTTCTTTCTCCAGGCGTCTAATGATGCTCCGCCGTCAGGGTACAATGCCCTGGTGTCCGGCACTCAATGGACTCCGACAAATTGGGTAGCCATTCCTAACCAGACAGCAACTATTACTTCAGGAGGCGCCGCTCTTCTGACAGTAACAAATTGCTGCTACCGCTGGGTTAGAGCTATGTATACGCATAGCTCTGGTACAGGCACTATGAACGTGCAGGCTAATATACAAAGTGTGTAGTATATGCGGCATATCGAAGAGAAGATTGACAAAATTGTCGAAGACATCAAAGAGATCAAAGAAGATCTTCGCCCAGTGAAAAAACACGTCATGATGGTCCAAGGAGCCATCGCTTTTATCGCCTCTGTGAGCGCTTTAGCGGCTATAGCGGCCTTCTTATGGGATGTTTTCAAAAAATAGCTTTTATTTTCGCAGTGTTGACGTGCCCTAGTGTTGCTTATGGCTATCACGTCGTTAGTCCTCAAGCGCACGTCGATATCACGACGGATAAAATCACGCATATTGACGAGATCACAGAGAGTGGCGCCATTTTGACGATTGCGCAGTTGGAAGTGACCGCCTCCATGCCAGGCCCTAGGGTGGTACTAATCGACTCGTATGGCGGTATCGTTGAGTATGGAAAGAAGATAGTAGAAGCGCTGAAAGCCGAAAAGTCGGCCTCTGGTGAAAAAGTCATTTGCGTCGTCACCGGGCACGCGCAGTCGATGGCCTTTAATATTCTCTCTCAGGCGTGTGATGTTAGACTCGGAATGCTAGGGGCTGACTATATGTTCCATGCTCAGTTCTATTTCATGATTAGGTCAACTGAAGAGCATAAGTTGAATCCGGCGTTCTTAAGAGAGCTTGCAAATGAAATAGAGAAGGACGACGCGCCTTTTCGGGACGCTAACGCCAAAGCGATGCATATGACGCTTAAGGAGTATGACAAGTACAGAGACGAAGAAAAGACATGGACGACGCCTGAACTTATTAAACTAAAGTACTTGCACGGAATTGCTAGAGTGGTAGTTGACGATGAACTTGACGTTAACAAGAAATAGATTTGACGACACAGGGGTTTATGGGGAGCTTGTTAGCGATGATGGCAGCTTCTCGTGCGTGACTCTGGAGCATAGTTACCAAAGCGATGATGGCGACTGGCTCCCTAAGGTGCCTCCCGGTGTCTACCTCTGTGTCCGCGGGCAGCACATGCTCCATAGCGGGCCGATTGAGACATTTGAGATCACTGGGGTCCCTGGTCATTCCGGTGTCCTAATCCACACAGGTAACGCCGAAAGCTCATCTGAGGGCTGCCTGCTCGTCGGTGAAGCCCGTGTGTCAGATATGATTACGAACAGCCGAGTGACGTTCGCTAA